GCGCACTTCATACAGGCATCGCCCTTGTTTTTCCGTCAAGAAGCACGGCGGAGAAACAGGGGCTTTTGCTTTGGTGCTTACCCCTTCCCACATAAAATTGTGGCAGAGCCAAATTTTTTGTGCGCTTATTCCTCTTGTTCCGCTTGTTCCCGCAAGAGCCTGAAAAACCTGCTATGCAGGACGCATGCCTCTCTACACCCGCGAAGAAATAGCCAGCGAGATTTCCCGCTGGAAAGACGCCCTCAAGGCGTGCGCTACCGGCAAGACCTACACGATCGACGGCCGGCAGCTCACCCGCTACAACCTCGACGAAATCCGGCGCCATCTTGAGTGGCTCGCCGGCATCGAGTCGCAGCTTGACGGCCAGGCCACCATCCTGGCGCGCCCAGTGGTGAGGAGGTAGCCGGTGAAGAGCTTCAGGACCTCACGCCCCGTTTCCGTCAGGCGCCGTCCGGCTTCGGCTTCCCGCGACGCCGGCGCCCTGCGCGGGCCTTCCGCCGGCTGGCGCGGGCCCCAGATAGGCTCCGACGCCCAGGCAGTCACCGAGCGCATCCGCGCCCAGCGCCGGATCGCTGATCTGGCCGCCAACGACTGGCAGGCGGCCAGCATCCTCAACACCTTCGCCCAGAATGTCGTGGGCACTGGCCTGACGCCCGTTGCATCCATTCCCGGCGCGCGCCTTGGGCTGACGCCCGGACAGGCGCAGGAGCTGGGGCGCAGGATGGAGTGGCTCTGGTACGGCTGGGCCCGCACGGCGGATCTGCGAGGCGTGCTCTCCTTCGGGGAGCTGCAGGGCCTCGGCCTCCGCACTATGCTCGCCCAGGGCGAGATGGTGCACATCCCCGTCATGCGGGACGAGGCGCAGCGGAAAGCGGACGGCGCCGCCTTTGGCCTGGCCATCCAGGCCGTGGCGCCCTCCCGCCTCCGCACGCCTGCCGAGATGGAAGCGGATCCGGCCGTGGTTGACGGCATCCGCGTGAACGCCCACGGCAGGCCCATCGCGTACTACATCGCCGCGCCGGAAGATGTAGGCGGATCCCGCCTGCAAGACGTTGAATCGCCCGTGCAGTTTGCAACTGTGCCGGCGCGAGTAGGCCACCGCCCGGGCATGCTCCACCTCTTCCCCGTTCTCGAGGATGAGCAGTACCGGGGCATCAGCATTTTCGCCAATTCCTGCCAGCTTTTCCGCCAGCTCGACGATGCCATCGCCTTTGAATTGACGGCCCAGAACGTGGCCGCGATGTTCCCGGTGTTCATCAAGCGCAACCCGGTGCAGGCCATGCCTGCCGGCGTCTACGCTCCGGGCGATGCAGACCCGAACACGGGCGAGCCGAACTACTACCAGGACCTGCTTGGCCCGCAGATCATGTACGGCAACGAAGGCGAAGAGCCTCAGGTGCTCAAGAACGAGCGCCCGTCAACCAACTTCCTCAATTTCGTGAACCTGCTGCAGAACGCCCTGGCCGCCTCCGTTGGCCTGCCGGCGATCGCCGTCAGCAAGGATTTCAGCCAGACCAACTACTCCAGCTCCAGGGCCGCCATGAACGAAGCCTGGCGCACCTTCCGCTGGTTCCGGCGCTTCCTGGCAGAGCGCTACTGCCAGCCCGTCTGGGACATGCTCATGGAGGAGGCCTGGCTGCGCGGGATGCTCGAGCTCCCCGCCGGCGCCCCCGGCTTCTACGAGGCCCGCGAGCTCTGGTGCTCCTGCGAGTGGGTAGGCCCCGCCAGGGGGTACATGGATCCCACCAAGGAAATCGAAGCCGACGTCATGGCGATTCAGAACCACCTGGTCACCCGCCATGAAGTGCTGGCCCAGAACGGGCGCGACTTCGACGATCAGCTGCCTATCCTCAAGGAAGAGCAGGACGCCATGGCCGAGCTTTCTTCGTCTACTCGTGGCGAAGCCTCCGGACCCCCTTCCGCCCCGGCGCCCGCATCCGCCGGGGCGGAGGATCCCGAAAAGGACACCAACGATGCCGAATAGCACCAACATCTGGCTTCTCGCCCCTCACCTGGCGCAGGACGTCCTGCGCGACCTCCAGCTTGCCCGGAAGGACGCGAAGGCCTTCAATCCCGACGGCATCGGTGTCTCCGGCGAGTACGTCGTCCTGGACGGCGTGGCCGTCATCGAAGTGTCCGGCGCCCTTACTCCGCGCCAGGGCTGGTACGGCATGGGCTACGACACGGTGCTTGAGGCGTTCCGCAGTGCCGAGATGAATCCCGCTGTCGCGGCGATCCTGCTTGACGTGGACAGCCCCGGCGGCACCGTCGCCGGATGCCAGGAGCTGGCGGATGCCATCGCCGGATGCTTGAAGCCCTGCGCGGCCTACACTGGCTCTCTCATGGCCAGCGCCGCCTATTGGCTCGGCGCCTCCACGGGGCGCGTCTACGCCACGGAAACTGCCGAGCTGGGCTCCATCGGCGTGGTCATGACGCACACTGATGCCAGCAAGGCTCTCGAGGAGGCCGGGCTTGCCGTAACGGTGATCGCCTCCGGCGAGTTCAAGGCCGCCGGCAATCCGTTCGGCGCCCTCAGCGAGCAGGACCGTGCATATTTCCAGGCGCAGTGCGACGGCATCTGCGCCGTGTTCAAGGGCGCCGTGGCTTCTGCCATGGGGCTCTCTCTGGACGATGCTTCCGCATGGGCCGAGGGGCGCGTGTTCCTCGGCGCGGAAGCCGCAACGCTCGGCCTGGCCTCTGCCGTTGTTTCCGGCAGGGACGAGGCCGTCAAAATGCTGCAGGAGGTAGCTCTCGTGGATAGAGCAACTCTCGCCGCCCAGCATCCCGAGCTGGTAGCGGAGCTCCTGGCCGAGGGCAAAGCCTCCGCCATGGCTCCCGCCGACGTTCTGGCGTGCGTGGGCTCCATGCTGAGCGCGGACGACCGCGCCCGCGCCGAAAAGTTTTTCCAGGCCTGCGACGGCCTCGAGCCCGCCAAGGTCAAGGAGCTTGCCGCCGTGGTCTTCCAGGCCAGGACCGAGGCGCCCGCCCAGGATGCCGCACAGGCTCAGGCCAAGGCTGAGGCCGACGCAGAATCCCGCGCGGAAATCCTCGCCGGCATCCAGGCCGCATCCCCCCAGGGCGTCGCCCCCGACGCCTCCGCCACCGCTAAAACCCCGGGCCAGTACCTCTCCGAGGCCATGGACCGGATTGCCAAGGAAGGTAAGTAGCCATGTCTGGTGAAGCTAGATACCCCGGCGTGACCGCCACCATGGATCCCGCCCTCTCCGAGTACCTGCTCTGGGAGCTCGCCCCCATTTACTGTCGCGAAGTGCTGACCGTCCCCGAGGGCGGCTGCAAAGCCGGCGACGTCATCGCCGATGCGACTGTCGGCCTTTACGGCATGGCCATTGCGCCCGCCGGCGCCGGCGAAACCGTGACCTGCGTTGTCCGCGCCGCCGTCTTCGACGGCTCGCACGGCACGATCACCTCTGCCGCCAAGGCCGCCCTCGCCGAGCAGGGCGTCGTGGTCAAGGATCACGTCGCCCCGACGTCCGACACGGCGGACACCGCGTCTCTCGCCGCCCGCGTGACGGCGCTCGAAACCGCCGTTGCGGCGCTGTAGGAGGACTGAGCCATGGCCAACCTGTTTACTCCTGATCTTTTCACCTGCGCCGAGCTCAGCGCTTCCGTCATGCGCCTGCCCTGGGTTCCGTCCCTGCTCGGCCAGTATTTCACCGAAGAAGGCGTCCGCACCACGTCCATCACCATCGACCTCGACGAGGTAGGCATCAAGCTGGTGCCCGACTCCAAGAGGGGTGCCGTCGGCGGCCAGCCAAGCCAGGGCGGGCCCCGCAAGATTGTCACCATTCCGTCGGCGCACCTCGCCCGCTACGACACGATCCATCCCGAGGACGTGCAGGACGTGCGCGCCTTCGGCTCCACCGAGCCGGAGACCATCGCCAACCGCATGGCCCGCAAGCAGGCCAATCTGCGCCGCGACCTCGAGGCCACGCTTGAATGGCACCGCGTCGGCGCCGTCAAGGGCCAGGTGCTCGACGCCGACGGCTCGACCGTGCTTTTCGACTCCTTCGCCACGTTCGGCAAGGTCAAGAAGACGAAGTCCGTCGCCTTCCCGGCGACCGAGGGCTCGACTGACGGAACCGGCCCCAACACCGTGCTGCGCGCCTGCATGGACATCGTGGACATGGTGGACGTCGCCATGGGCGGCAACGCCTACGGTGGCCTCGCCGCCATCTGTGGCGCCGACTTCTTCAAGTACCTGACCACCGGCGCCGGCACCCGCCATGCCTACGAGGCCTGGTACGCCAACCACGCGCCCATGTTCGGCCAGGATCCTTTCCTGTCCGGCGCCTTCGATTTCGGCGGCATCCGCTGGTACCGCTACCACAAGGCAGTGGGCGGCAACACCCTGGTGGCTTCCAACAAGGCCCACGTCTTCCCGACCGGCCCTGGCATCTTCAAGACCTTCTGGGCGCCTGCCGACTACGTTGACACGGTCAACACCGACGGCCAGGCCTTCTATTCCAGGATGGAGCCCAAGAAGTTCGGCAAGGGGTACGAGCTCGAGGTCCAGTGCAATCCCATCACGCTCTGCATGTTCCCCGAGGCCCTCGTGGAAGTCACCGGTTCCGAGTCTTAGGAGCTGAGCGATGGCACTGACATGGTCTGACGTCGGCAAGACAATCGCCAAGACGGCACCTGTTTTGGGCGCTGTCCTTGGCGGGCCTGTTGGTGCCGTCGTTGCCTCCGCCGGCGCTCTCGCGGCCTCCGCGCTCGGAACCGCACCCGAGCCGGAGGCCGTGGAGGCCGCCCTCAAGGCATCGCCGGACGCCCTGCTTAGGCTCAAGGAGCTTGAGATCCAGCAGCAGGCCCGCCTGCTCGACTGGCAGCAGGCCCAGCTCGACGCCGAGCTGGCCAACGTCCAGGGCGCGCGCCAGAGGGAGGTGCAGCTGGTCAAGGCTGGTTCCAAGATTTCCTGGAGCACGTCCATCGTCTCCATCATTGTGACAGTCGGCTTTTTCCTCATGCTGTATGTAGTGCTGAAGCTGGGAAGGGACCCGCTGGGCGATGCCGGGCTAGTGCTGGTAGGCGCCCTTGCGAACAACTTCAACGCTGTCATCAACTACTACCTTGGATCTAGCGCCGGCTCTGCACTCAAGGAGCAGTACAAGACGTGGAGGGCCAAGTAGTGGGCATCACCGAAATGGAGATCTCCAACCTCTTGCTGGGGCTAATTTCTGGCCTCCTGGGCATCCTCATCTGGGTGGCCAAAAGCTTCGCCACGACCATCCTTGCTGAGCTCCGCAAGCTCGACAGGCGGAAGGCCGAGTGCGTCGGGCAGTTTGCCGACGATGCCGACAACCGCACCGCGCATTCCAAGATCTTCGACAAGCTCGACAACCACGAGGGACGAATTGCAAAGGTCGAGGCCCTAACCGATGGAGAGGCGGGAAAATGACGTTCAAGGAGGCTCTGAGCTGGGACACTGAGCACGCCTTCCTCAACCTCGAGGAATTCGGGGAAGAGGTAGAGATCAACGGCGTCCGCATGACGGCGGTGCGCTACGACGGCGCGCTGTACGAGTACGGCTCCATGCGCCAGGAGCTCCCTGCCCTGCAGCCCGAGCTCCCTGAGCGGAGCATCGTGCTCTACGTC